TACCCCATCTGATGATTGGTATGAAAGATTAGAAGAATATACTGAAGAGGGTAATAGATTATATCACGCTTGCTTGGCAGACCTTGAACCAGTATTGGGACGCAAGCGAGCAAAAGAGTCAGCAAGATTCTTCAAGACCTACAACAGCCAGATTCAAGCCGATGTAATGTTCAACATGCGGTCCTTTGCCAACTTCCAGAAACTTCGTAATTCTGAAAATGCCCAACTTGAAATTCAAGAAATCGCCAGTAAAATGCTGGAGTTAGTAAGAGAAATTCCCGATAATCCTTTTAAACACACTCTGGAGGCTTTTGGTCACTAAGATGGATGCACAATCAGCAAAAGAAACTCTGTCTCGTATTGAAGATATAATTGATTGGTGGGAGTATGATGGCTCACCAAGTGAGGGTAATAGACTAATAGAAGAACTTTCCAAATCTTTACCAGACCTTAGACATGAGTTAAAACAATGTCCGAAGTGCCAAAAAAGCCAGTGCCAGTAGAAATACCACACGACCAGATTATTCGCAATAAACAATTGGAAGATCTACACAAGGAAAAAGAAGATGGTCGAAAAAAAGAATAATGCCTCATATATTGCTGGTACTCTAATTGGATGGGCAATAATCTTAGGTATATTTTTTATGATTTTTCATGGTGCTATTGTTGCCCAAAAATATGTTCTTGGTCTATACGATATGGAAGATCGTATTGAGAGACTAGAGCAAAATCTAATGGAGAAAAAATGATTAATCTGGATAAAATTTTCCATGAATTTAGACAAAATAAACAACAACTTAAAATCGCTTTAAATGAATGGAAAACTAATCCTAGTAAAGTAAGAAATGATCTAGCGGAAATGGGCACCGAGCTTACTCCCGCAGAACTAAGAGAATACTGTTTGCTTTTTCAAGATTTGCTAGAGGCTATTGATGAAGAACTTCTTTAATGAATATTGTGATGCTATTGATGCAGGTTTGACATTGGAAGAATTTGCTAACAAGATGGGGGTTAGTAAATCAAAAATTTTTAATATGAAATATAAAATGAAAAAATCTGGAGTTAAAATCCCAGATTACCCTAGAAGAAGAGATTGGAGGCGAATTGAAGAATTAATGTTGATAGATCAGTATGAAAAATACGGAGGTGATATTCGTAGTGTCTCAATTCCCGGTAAGACATTTTTTGCTATTAGAAATAAAGCGGCAAGAATTGGGTTAACTGGTTCAGATGGTGTTGATAGAACTCCGTGGACCGAGGAAGAAATAGCCTATCTTAAACGCTCAATTTCAAATCAAGTATCAAGAAAAACAATCTGCAAAAAACTTGGTAAAAGTTCTAGTGCTGTAAGTAAAAAAGCAGCAAGAATGAATCTCATTAAAAAAAGAAAGAGTTTTAAAAAATTGTCTGGTGCAAAACTGGATTTATTTCATGATGTCATTAGAAAATTAAATTTAACTCTAACACCAAAACAGATTGCTGAATACTGGAATAAAAACAGTGACCATAAAGTAACAGATAAAACAGTTCGTAGACATCGTATAATTCTTGGTATAAACACTAATCAATTCTTTACAACAGATCTGAAAAATGAGCAAGCAAAGAAAAGAAGAGAAAAAGAAGAAACAGAGGCAGCTAAAAACTCAGCGCAAACTCTCATTTAAGAGAAGACTTCTGAGAGAGGAAAGAAGTATTCAACGCGAATTGGAGAGACTTAAACTTGAGAATTTAGAAAAGTTAGAACCATTTAGAAATGAGAATTCTACAGAAATCTCTGAAGATAGCCAATGATATTTTTCCCAACCACTATGATACTAAAGGTGTGTGGCGACCTTATCATTTTGCTTTTATCTATAAGCGCAATCAGCTTATATCTATAGGTGTGAATCGCCCTTACAACCCTGATGCAAAAACTCTCTACTTAGCAAATAAGTTTAATATACAGAAATATAAAAAGTACAATTATGCTCATGCTGAGACTGATGCAATAAGTAAATGTTGGGGTAAAGTTTATCTTAACTCTAGTTTCTCTATGGTAGTTCTTAGGTTAAATAAGTATGGTGAACTTGGTGAAAGTAAACCATGTGTAAATTGTAAACAAATACTAGATGCTATTGGAATTAAAAAGATCTGGTGGTCTACTAAAGATGGGGATATTATAAATGAATAAATATTATGTACAATCCGGCTCTTTAAAAAGAATAATTCTTTCAACAGAACCTTTCAAAGCATGTGTTAGATCATTATATGATGGACTATCTAAAAGATATGACATTGCATTATCTCCATCTTTTATAGTTAGTCAGAGGGGATTTGTAATGGATAGATTTCCAACACAGATTTATTCTGATGAAGAAATTTACTCAACACAAGATGTTTATGATGAATGTCGGAGGACATTTAATGAATAGATTAAAAGGTATGCTGTGTTATCTTAGCGGACCAATGGACAGAGTAGAGTGGGAAGAGGCAACACAATGGAGGGACGATATAAAACCTTTTCTATTATCAAAACAAGTTGGAATTTTAGACCCGTGTGATAAAGCATGTTCTTTTGGTGTCGAAAATGAAAAAACTAGAGAAACTATCCAGAATTTAAAAGAACTTGGGTACTTTGCTCAGATACAATCTATTATGAAACCAATTTGCGCTGTTGACTTGAGGATGGTCGATATTGCGCATTTTTTAATTTTATACTTAGATCTTGACAGTCATATGTGTGGTTCATACCACGAGGCTTTTGAGGCTTGTTCTCAGAAGAAACCAATTCTGGTCGTATGTAAGCAAGGTAAGAATAATATTCCTAATTGGATGTTTGGTGTTGTTCCACATCAAATGATGTTTTCAAATTGGACAGAAATGACAAACTATCTGGAATTTGTTGATACTTCTAAGGCAGTAGATCATATGAACAGATGGAGATTTTTAGATATGGATTATGTATATGGTTCAGCCACATCAAGCGGATATACAGGAATTAACAGACTTCTATAATGATCCTAACGTGCAGGCTGCGGCAGTGCATTTTGTTGGTCATTTAAGAAATTATGACAAAAAGAAGAACGATGATTATTTGTACAAAGCGCATGAAGTATCTATGTCAGTTTATGAAAAATGCCCATTTAATGAAGTAGAATTAGATGGTGAAATTACAGACTCACCAAATGATATAATGTTATTGATTTGCTCGCATTTAGCAGAACTAGGACTAATGCCAGATTATGATTAAACCAAAAACTATTTCTGTTATAATTCCAACATATAATCCAAATCCAGATTTTTTAGAGAAAACTTTAAAATCTATAGATAAACAAACTATTAAACCAAAAGATGTTATAGTTGTTGAAAATGGAAAAGGGGGTGAAAAAACACAGGAAATTGTAGAGGATTATTTTGGATTTGATTATGTATGGAATTCAAAAGCTGGTGCTAATTTAGCAAGAAATACCGGTGCTGATATTGCGGAAGGAGATATTTTCTTCTTCACGGATGATGATTGTATTCTTAAAAACGATTGTTTAGAACAGCATCTAAAAACACACCAAGAGCGTTTGTGTTTATTAGGCGGTATGGTTTCTTTGCAATTTTTAAAAACACCACCTATTTGGATGTCAGAGCCATTTGAACATATGCTTGCTATGCTGGATTATAGAGAAAATAATGTTCTCAATGATGCAATAATAGATATTACAGATGATAAATACAAATATCTTGTATCAGCAAATATGTCAATACCACAACAATTATTTGATGCTGTTAATGGTTTTGATGATAGTGACGGATATGTTGGAAAAATAAAACTTACAGCAAATGATGAATTTGAATTAATATCCAGATGTAGAAGAATGAAAAATGTTAAAGTTTTATTTTCCTCTTATGCAAAATTAGACCATCTTATTCCAAAAGAAAGAATTACTGAAGATTATTTTATGCGCAGATTTTATGGTCAAGCAATTGCTGATGGAAAAACTTGTCTAAAAAGAGGTGAAGTAAACGAGGTATATCCACCTGTAGATCCTGATGATGTAGAAACTATTATAACAAATACTATATTACGATGGCAATTCTGTAGTAATCAGCATGAAACAATTCTTAATAATGCTAAAAAGGTAAAAACAAAAGAGGAGATGCGGGAAGTTACTAGAGTTTATATGATGTGTTTAGCAGAATATATACGTGGATTAAAGGACTTTATAAATGAGCGCTCCAAAATTTGTCGTTATAGGTGCGGCTAGATCTGGCACAACAATACTAAACAAAGTATTGATGCAGAGTCCAGATTTAAATATGTATAAAGATTATGAAATATTCAGTAGACACTACCCATCTTTAGATCAAAAAATATTTGATTTTGATATTTCAGAATTTAAAACTGATAGATTTATATCAGATGAACAACATAATAAAATTTGCCAAAAAAAATATTGCCAAAAAGCTCATGAGTATTATGATGGGTTTAAATTATTGACCTGGCACCTTAAAAATGATGTAGAAGAATATTTAAATAAATGTAAAATTATTTTAATATCAAGAAAAAATAAACTCCAGGTAGTTGCATCCCATACGGTTGCGGATATAACTGACAAGTGGGTGAGCACAGATAAATTTGATGGAACAATATATCTTAATCCAGAAACTACAAAGTTGGAAATAGACACAATAATAAAAGCAGAAAAAAATCTATTAAGATATAATCCTTGTATTGTTTATTATGAAGATAGTATGCAGGGGAATATAGATAAAATCTGTGACTTTTTAAGTATACCAAAATATAAAATAAAATACAATATAGAAAAACGAATAAGGAAAAATATGAGAGATTTAATAATTAATTATGACGAGGTATCTCAATATGACCGAGAATTATTCGTTTTCAACTAACTGGACCGATTCACACATTGATCTCTGGAAACACTTTATACCAAAAGATATTTCTAATATATTAGAAATTGGTAATTGGGAAGGTAGATCAACAATATGGTTTGCTGATTATTTTGATCAAGCACAAATTACTTCAATAGACCCATCACAATGGAGTGCTAGACATACTTTACTTGGTAATATATCTAAAAGCCCTAATGTAAGTCGTATTAAGTTGATTTTTGAAAAATCAGAAGATGCACTCCCAAGTCTACAAAAAAACTCTTTTGATTTCATATATATTGACGGGAATCATCACGCTCCCAATGTATTATTAGATGGGCTATATTCTTTTTTGCTCTTAAAGAAAGAAGGGGTTATTGTTTTCGATGATTATAATTGGGACGGCGAAGATAGATTTGGTAATAAAACATTCAAGGGTATACTTCCGAAAGAACCAATAGAGTATTTTATTTCAATTATGGATTGTGAAGTTCTTCATTTAGGATATCAAGCGGTAATAAAAAAATGCAATTAAATCTAATCGCCCCATTTAATAAAATGTCCTACGGATATGTTGGTTGTTTCCTTTATGAGGAATTAAACAAGCTAATAGATGTCAAAGCGCAGTGCATTAGAGACTTTAGTGCAGAAGAAAGATTTGAATATATCAATGGTGATTCTAGACAATTTGGTTTAACATTCCATCACAATGCGCCTTGCCTGAAAATTTGGCATCAGTTTGATATGGCAGGTTTTACTGGTAAAGGTCCAAGTATTGGTTTTCCAATATTTGAATTGAACAAATTTAATGATTTAGAAAAACATAATCTAGAATACCCAGACCATTTATTTGTCACATCAAAATGGGCAAAAAATATTATTTTAGAAAATGTGGACAGAAAAGAGGAAAGTGTTCATGTTGTGCCACTAGGTGTTGATAGGGGTATATTTAAAGGGTCAAATTTTCTAAATGATGGTAAAACTAGATTTGTAAATTTTGGAAAATGGGAGGTTCGTAAAGGACATGATATTATTGGCGAGGCATTTAATCGCGCTTTTACTATAGATGATGATGTTGAACTGGTGCTATTTACAACAAATTTCTTCATAAAACCACACCAACATAAAGAATGGTGCGATTTTTATATCAACTCCGAACTTGGTTCTAAAATAAAGATAGGAAAGCGGTTAGAAAATCAAGAACAGGTGTATAATGTAATGAAGGATATGGATTGCGGTGTGTTTCCAGCAAGGGCTGAGGGATGGAATCTCGAACTTTTGGAAATGATGTCTTGTGGAAAACCTGTTATTACGACAAATGTTACAGCACACACAGAATTTTGCACAACAGAAAACTCCATGTTGATAGAACTAGAAGACATGGAGTTAGCATTTGATGGACAATTTTTTAATGGACAGGGTGATTGGAATTGTATTGATGATGCACATATTGATCAAATTGCAGAATATATGAAAACTATTCATAAACTTAAACAAGAAAACAACTTACAACAAAATACTGCTGGAATAGAAACTGCTAAAAAGTTTACTTGGTCTAATTCAGCACAAACTATAGTTCAACTATTAAAAGAAATCACGGAGTAAAACATGGCTACACCTAAAACATGGGAAACTGGTGGTAAAAGTTCAATTGGTGGTACTGCTGTACAACTAACATCATCTACGGTAGATTGCCGTAGAGGTATTTTAGTAAAAGCCGCTGGTGCAAATACTGCAAAAATTTATGTTGGTGAGTCTGGGGTTACTTCTTCTACTGGTTTTGAACTAGCTGCTGGTGAACAGGTTGTTCTACCTGTTTTAACACCGTCAGAAGTATATGGTGTAGCAGCATCTGGTAGTCAATCAGCATCATTTGTAATTATATAGGTGCGATATGTTCTATAATAATGCGCCAAGTTTTTCATTCTGGGATGAATCATTCTCATATTTTCAAGATAATGGCAACATGTTTTCAATGGATTAATTATGTTAGATTCAGAAGGCTTACAATACGGCAAACCAAAAAAGAATGATCCTAGAAAAACACCAGCACCAAAAAAGGATCAGAAAAAAGGGTCTAAAAAGAATCCAAAGAAAAGCGCAGAAAATCCAAGTAACAAAATTACTTTCAGTAAAGAAGTTACTGATCAGTTAAAAAAACTAGTTAGTAAACATAATGGAAAAGACAAAGGATCTAAAGTAACTCTCGGTATGCTAAAAGCCGTATATCGTAGAGGTGCTGGCGCATTCTCAACCAGCCATCATCCAAAAATGAGTAGACACGGTTGGGCTATTGCAAGAGTAAATGCATTTCTCTATCTTATGAGGAATGGAAGACCTTCAAATCCTAATTATAAACAAGACAACGATTTATTACCAAAAACTCATCCAAGATCATCAAAGGCTATAGAAATGCCAATTCCAAAGCGCAAAAAAGACGAACAAAAATCTGACTTTATGTCAAGATGCATGTCAGATCCAAAAATGGGCGAATATGAGTATAAACAAAGAATAGCAATTTGTATGGGTGCGGCCTCTGAAGCAGAACTATGTGACGAATGTGACCAGGCTGAGTCAGAGTGGGAAGCAGAAAAAGTCACTAGAAATAATATGATCATACCAAATGATTCAGATTATCTTCTCCGTGAAGACTATAACTATGATGAAGATGAAGAAGAAGTAGATCTTGAAATGGAAATGGAGCCGGATGATTCCGGTGAAGAAGGTGGTATGGTAAAATCTCAATTAAAGAAGATGATGAATCAATCATATCAGCTTTATAACATGATTAAAGATAGTGATGAAGTTCCAGCATGGGTCCAAGATAGTCTCTCAAAAGCTGATGCGCATTTACAATCAGCATTTGATTATATGATGTATTCTGATAAAAGTAAATCTGCGGAATATCAAGGTAAAAAAGTAACTCTAAATAAACCATTTCGTACACCAAAAGGACCAAAAAAATTCGCAGTATATACCAGAAATGAAAGTGGTAATGTTGTGATTGTACGATTTGGTGATCCAAATATGGAAATTAAACGTGATGACCCGGATCGCAGAAGAAATTTCAGGGCACGACACAATTGTGATAATCCCGGACCAAAATATAAAGCAAGATATTGGTCTTGTAAAATGTGGGAATCTAAAAAATCAGTAACAGATTATACGGGATAAATAATGAAAAATCATAAATTACTGATAAAAGCAAATGCTGCTTTTTTAGGTTGTCCAGAACCAACACAAAATGTGAAATTAAATTTAGAAAATAGACAAAAATGTATTGATACGGCAAATTATGGACCCGCAAATCCAGATATTGAAGATGAAACATATTGGCAGAAAAAAGCAAATCAATTTAAAACATCTGTTGATATAGCAAAAACAATGAGATGTTCAAATTGTTCAGCATTTATAAAAAAAGAAGAAATGCTTAACTGTATACAATTAGGCTTAGCATCAGAAATGGAAGATGCAAAAGATATTATAAATCTTGCTGATTTAGGATATTGTGAATTATATGATTTTAAGTGTGCAGGATCTAGAACATGTGATGCGTGGATTTTAGGAGGCCCACTAGAAGACTAGTGGAAAATATAGGACGTGTCTATACCCTTTTAACCGGAGACATGTCATATGAGCGGCTCAACATTAGGCTGGTCTAGTGATTCTAACGATTCAGTAAACTTAGCTGTCAACATAGGTAAATTACAAACTTTTTGCAGAAATCTTGAAGACAGAATTGAGAAAAATGAAAATCTCAAAGATGAATCCACAAAATTAAGATTAGAATTAGATGAATTAAAAGCAAAAACATCAGAATTAAAAGCAAGACTTGTTTCTGTTGAAGATCTTGTTGATGAGGTAGAAAGTACTAAAAAAATACTAAAAATGCTAAATCCTAAAAGTTTAGCTGCTATATTGGCTATAATAATGGGTGGTAGTGTTGGTGGTAGTACACTAGTAGATTCTATGAGTGATGATACTGTACATATAGAAGAAAAAGTTGAAAATCAGGATTATAAATTCAGAATATTAATGGATAAAATAAAAGAATTGGAGTCCGAAGATCAACAATAAAATATATATTAAATTTTCACTATTAGATAATGGTGAAATACAATGTAATTATGAAGCAAAAGATGTTGATTTATTTTTGAGAATGCTTACTATGATTATGTCGGGTGAAATTGCTTTTGATATTATTGAGCAAATTTTTTCAGATATAGATGATGAAGAATTAAAACATGAATTTTTAAGAAATTTATATAACTCATGTAATGATCAGCTGGAGGCCAAGAATGAAGAAGTGGTAATTAAACCTTCACAATTCAGAATATAGAGGTCTCAAATGACTAATAAAATAGCATGGGAAAAATGGGATGAAACGGCGCTTATTCCAGAAGATATCCCAGAAGAAGATAAGCCAGTATTTGGATCATCAGATGTTGATGAACTAGATGGTGATGAAGGGTTTGGATTAATAGGTTTTGGTTTACCAATGCCCATTAAAGTGAGAACACCATTAGGATTTTTTCATATAGATGATCCTATGGCTCCCTCAAATATGTTTGATTGTTGGATAGGGCACACAAATTTTGATATCACACATGAAATAGCAGATATGATAGAATCTGTACCCGGCATAGAATCTTTTAGAGTTATGTCAAGGTACAGATTTTTTATTGGTATAGCAAAATTATTCAATTTCAGAGAAGTAAGACAGGAAATTCAAGATATTATTGGTGGCGAATCTTCATCAATAACTAAAATGCCTGATTTTGAAGTTGTTGAAGTTCTTAGATCTCAACTCTCTGACTTTAAAAGATGGGCTGTTTTTTGTTCTTCTGATGGTTTTATAGACTATATTGCTACAAATGAAGATGAAGATCAAGAATATGACATAAAATTAAGGGATTTTAAGCAAGATAAAAAATACACGGTAATAACATCAGAAGATTTGGAATAAGGGTGTAGTATCAAGTAGGAAATGGAATCTTATTTTTTCAGGATAAATAGGAAATGGAAGGCTAGTCATGGAGAATAAAAATGACAATTCCTTCAACTTACAAGCGTAATACCGTTGGTGGTGCTTTTACGGCACAGAAAATTGGCGGTGTTATTGTTGGTATCACAAGTGCAACAGATACCACAGATGGTCCAATTACAGAAGTTTTTGGTGTCTCAAATAATGCTATTGATGGTGTTGAAAGACGCACTAAGCCGATTGATACCGCAGCTACAGTTGAAGCACTAGCTGCTACAGGCACTTTTGCTTATGATCAGGTTGCTTTCATACTCCGTGGTAATCAAACCAGTAATACTATTAATGGTAGTGCAAGTACTGCTCTAACAATTAATGGTTCAGATGAATCACGAGATAATGAACGAAGTGCGATTGCTCCAGTTGGTGCTAAAACATCAACAGCATGGAGAAGTGGTTCTTACGAAGCACTCGGCGTTGCTGGTCAACGATATCCGTGGGCATCTGGTATTCCTGGCACTATGACAGGAACCAACTACGATGATGGTGCAGGCTCACCAACCACAGTTGATAATGGTGTTGGTACATATGCTGTTCCTGGTGAATTGGCATACATGTATGGTGCTCTAGATGCTAAACAAGATGATTATAAAGAGCGCACAGGCTCCTAATTAACTTCTTAAAACTTACCCCCACGGAGTGATCTGTGGGGGTATTTTAGGGGTCTACAATGCAAACTGACGCAATTCTTATATTTACTATAGTAGCATTGGCAAAAATTATAGAAGTTCTTCTAATTAAATTTATGCCAGAAAAATCATGCCTAACTGAACTCGAAAGGCATCATTTATCATATCTTCATGAATTACACGCACAAAAAGATAAAGATGGTGTCCCATTAGTTTATGTTCCAAGAAGCTGGGCAGAGACACAAAAAGACATGAAGGATGTTATGCAAAGGATAGTAAACGATCAAACAAGAATAGCAGATGTACTAGAACGAATAGAGAAAAAACTGGAGAAATAATGCTGATCAAATATGAGCAAGCAAAAGAAATATTACAGGAAGGTGATATTTTATTATTTCGTGGGGAAGGTTTGATCAGTTTTTTAATAAAAAGATATACCGGCGGAGTGCATTCTCATGTGGCACTAGCTAGTAAATATAATAATACTTGGATGTGTGTAGAATTTAGAGAATTTAAAGGCGGTAGATCTGTTTCTCTTTTATCACAAGTTGAAGAAAATAAAAAGAATATTGATGTGTTCAGACCAGTTAAAACAATTTCTTATGATAAAATGGATGAAAATGGAAATATCTCTCTAGTTGAAAAAAAATATACAAAAGATATAGCATCGGCCATGACCGAGGATATAATAAAGTGGACCGGCCAACCTTATGGCTGGATTAATATATTTAAAATGTTTTTACGATTTATTCCATTTGCTAGAATTTTTCAACAAAACATTAATGATGATGATGTGGCTAAGGCAAAGGTTTGCAGTACAGCCGTAACAGTTGCGCTAAGAAAAGAATTTATGGACCCTGTACCATACTTAGCCGACGAGAGAGTATCACCAGCGGATTTGGCACGATCTCCAGTATTACAATATTTATTTACAATAGATGGAACAAAAGAGGGATAAAATGAGACTCTTACTATCTGTATTACTTTTGCTATCAACCTCAGTAGCTAATGGTCAAATAGCAAAAACAATTAATCAAGATGATCGAGTTTTAAAACTTCCGGGATGCACTGGATTTATGGTTGATGGCAACTATATTTTCAGCGCTAAACACTGTCTACAAGGACTTGGTAAAACTGTATATATTGAAGCAAAAGATGGTAAGATTCTAGAAGCAAAATTGGTTTATGTTACTGAACATGAAGATGGTCCAATCGTTTATTATCTACCACCACATGGTGATATTACAAGATATAGATCTTTTAAAGTAGCAAATACGGCACCAACAACTGGTGAAACTGTTCATAGCATAGGATATCCCGGTGGTAATTATGCCATTACTTACGGCAAAATGGCTGGTGGAAATGGTAGAACAGTTAATTATGCACAAATGCGCATACAGCCGGGTAATTCTGGCGGGCCGCTATTAAATGAAAAAGATGAGATTATTGGGATAACACAAGCTGTTGATATTCCAATGTCAAGCAATAGATCCTACTTTTGTGGTTGGGGTCTAGTAGCTGAGGCATTAAAACAAGCAAAGATAAAAACTAATGACATAGCACCAGATCCACCAAAAACAACAGCCAAAACTGTAGATGTTGTTATTTTTACAGCAGACTGGTGTGGTGCGTGTCAAACTTTAGATAGAGAAGTTCCAGATTCTGACTATCGTAGCCGTGGTCTTAATCCAATAAAAGTTAAGAATGAAAATGGAGTTTGGACAAATGGTCAATTAGTGTCAGAATTCCGAGCAAAAACCGGAAAAGATATTCCGGGCTTACCAACGGTGTGGATCAGAAATACGGATCAGTATCAAACTGGATATTCTACTGGTAGTAGACTATCTTTGTTTGGTTGGATCATAAAGGGGGTTAAGAGCATTGGTACTCTTATTTTTGGAAATGGTCCTGATGGTAGTATAGTAGATGAACCACCATCTGTTCCTGGACCAAGAAATAATCCAAATGTAGCACCAGCACCTCCTAATGAAGTTGCACCACCATTTACTGGATCTGAATCATCACCAGTGCCACCACCACCACCACCAGGTCAAGATGTGGCACCTCCACCAAATGATGATCCACCAAAACCTGCTGAACCAGTAGTAGAAGAAATTGATTGGGAAAATGTATCAATAGTTATTGCGATCAAAAAGCAGTTAGAGGGCTATCGTCGTGAGACTATAGCTAAGATATCTCTTAAAGTTATTGGTAGATTGGTATCACAAGCAAATGCTGAATTTTTTGACGGAAAAGCAAATATAGAAATAGTAGATGAAAGAACACAACCAATTCGTTATGAATCATTTAAAAGTGCTGTTGGTGTTGAACCCGAACCAGTTTATGTCATGGTTCTTGTAAAGAGGCAGAGTTTAGGTCTTAAATCACTAATTGCTGGTAAAGTAGAAAGATCAATTTTAGAAAAAGTTCCAGAAGGAACTCCTGTTGAAATTATCTTTGAAAGAATACAAAAACAAGACTATGAGAATATTACACAGTCACTAGAAGTTAGAGATACTATAGTAATACCACCAACAGAAGAAGAAACTACTCGTGATGTTGTAGTTGGCGCATTAAAGGACGAAGTAGCCGGACTAAAAGGCGAACTAAAAGGTTTGGTAATTCCATCAAAAGACGATATAGTTTCTGGTGTTATTAGCAATGTTGGCCCAGCAATAGAAGAACTTCAAAATTCTCAGAATGAGGATGGTGAAGATAGATCATTTTTCCAAAGACTAATAGCCGGGCTTCTTGCTTTAATAGGTGCTGGTCAAGCTACTGGTGGTGTACGAGGTTTTCTAAAGGCTCGTATGATGAAAAAATTAGGACAGGCGATAGGAACAAGTAAAACAGAACCATCAAAGCCTGTGGAGTAAAAAATGATTTCTCTTCTAACATCAATAGGTGTTGGAGGATCTTTAGGAATGATTTTTGGGATTTTAGAAGATCCAATTGCTAATCAAATAGTTAAATTTGCTTTTAAATCTTTGAGAAAAATGTCAAAAGGCGAACACCTGTCTTTGGAAGAAAAAAGGTGGATTCGCGATTATAATGATCGTAAACTGGTTGTTGACGGATATGATTATACTGAGCAGTATAAAATCATAAACATGAACTGGAGATAGGATGCGCCCAGATTGGGATCAATACTTTATGGCCTCGGCTTTCTTAACCTCGTTCCGCTCCCATGATGCAGAATCGAAAGTCGGGGCCATTCTTGTAAATTCAGAAAAGAAAGAAATCTCCAGAGGATTTAATGGTTTTCCTTCTGGAATTTCTGAAAACGGACTTGACAGCACTCGGCCCGGAAAATATAAGTTCATGGTTCATGCGGAAGCCAATGCCGTATCGAGCATGATAATTAAACCAGAAAAAGCAAAATTATATGTCACCAGAATGCCATGCTTAATATGTTCAAAATTACTTTGGCAAAATAACATTAGAGAATGGTATGTGCCAAAAAGTTGTATTAACTTAAATAATAGTTTTGAAAAACAAACAATAAAAAATTACTCAGAAGATGAAGAAAAGTTACTATCACTATTGCTTTCAAATGGTTTAAAGATACAATATATAGACTTTGGAATTAAAGACTTAATTTCACTAGTTCAAAATAATGAAGAATATTTTTCTTATCTAGGATAAACATGTCAATTAAAGCTCTACAAGACTACACCTTTGTTTCAAAATATGCTCGTTACATCCCAGAAAAGAAAAGAAGAGAGACATGGTCAGAGACAGTAGACCGTGTTAAAGATATGATGTTGAAAAAGTATGCCGATATCCCAGCAGTGCATGAGGATATTGAGTGGGCATATGATATGATGCGCAAGCGTCGTGTTCTTGGGTCACAAAGAGCATTGCAGTTTGGTGGTAAGCCGGTATTTGATCATAATATGCGTCTTTATAACTGTATTTCCTCTTTTTGTGATAGACCAAGATTTTTTCAAGAATGCATGTATCTTCTACTGTGTGGATGCGGTACTGGTTTTTCTGTACAAACTCACCACATAGATAAACTACCAAACCTTATAAAGGAAAAAGATGGTAGTCGAAAATGGATGATAGAAGATTCTATTGAAGGTTGGTCAGAGGCAGTTGGTGTTCTTGTTGGATCATATTTTAATATCAAGAAACCGCATTGGAATGATAATATCCATGTTGCCGACCAATACATAGGTAGAAATATCAGCTTTGATTTTTCTCTTATTAGAGAAGCTGGATCACCACTATCTCATGGTGGTAAGGCTCCGGGTCCAGAACCTTTGAAAAAGGCACTGTCTAAGATAAAAGAAATTCTAGATAATGCTATTAAAGACCAAAAGAAGTTAAAGCCGATACAATGCTACGACATTGTGATGCACTCATCAGATGCTGTTATTTCTGGCGGTGTTCGTAGAAGCGCCACAATCGCTGTATTTTCGCCTCACGACGAAGAAATGGCAAAGGCTAAGACCGGTAACTGGTTCGCAGAAAATCCTCAGAGAGGACGTTCTAATAACTCTGCATTGCTTGTAAGAGATGAAACCAGTAGAGAAATGTTTTCTGAAATTATGAAGTCTGTAAAAGAATTTGGTGAACCGGGCTTTGTTTTTTCAGACTCAAAAGACTTGCTGGTAAACCCATGTGTAACAGCAGATACAGTTGTATCAACCAAAAACGGTCTTGAAACCGCTATTAATCTACAGGGTGAACAATTTAAAGCTGTAGTTGATGGAAAAACATATAACTCAACTGAGAAAGGTTTCTGGAAAACTGGCCATAAAGAGATTCTACGTTTAGAATTTAAATCTGGTCGTATTCTAAAAGTTACACCAAATCATCAAATTATGACCACTAATGGTTGGGTTGAGGCAGGTGATCTTACTGTTGATGATGAAATTGTAATCAATAATCATCGCAATTATATGAATATTCCAGACTTTGGTTCCACCAATTGTGCCCAAGGATATCTTCTTGGATCATTTCTTGGTGATGGTAATGTTAATAAAACCTATGCGGAATTAAAATGGTGGGGTGAAGATAAAGATAAATATCGTAATGACGCGGTTAAGATTCTAAAGCAAGCTGGTTTTGATAGTGGTCACACACTTGATGAACAAAACTCAAAATCTGTTTATGCGTCACTTGGTTCTGTCAAACTATTAGACTTTGCCAAAAATATGGAGTGTTTTACTGATGGTGGCAAAAAATTATCTACCAAAGGTATTACTGGAGATTGGGATTATTTGGCGGGATTAGTAGCTGGGTATTTTGACGCAGACGGAACAGTATTAGTAAATCCCAAAAAGGGGTCGTCTGTACGAATTTGCTCATCCCAATTAGATAATCTCCGCAATATTCAAATCATATTAAATGCTTTTGGAATGTATAGCAAGATATACCAAGATAGGGTACCTGCTGGTCATAGAAAATTACCAGATGGTAATGGTGGCTATAAGGAATACTTCTGTCAAGAGACACATGAGTTGGTTTTATCATGTGACAATATTGAAGAATTTCTTACCTATATTCCAATTCAAAATACTGATAAACGAGATAAGATCAATGAAATTATTGAGTCAAGAAAAAGAACACCAAACCGCACACACTTTGTTGATACTCTATATAAAGTAACGAATTTGGGTCAAGAAGATGTGTATGACTGCACAATAAATGACATTCATGCATTTGATGCAAATGGGGTATATGTTCACAACTGTGTTGAAATTGGTTTTTGGCCAGTATGTGAAAAAACCGGAAAATCTGGCTGGCAGGCTTGTAATCTGTCTACAATTAACTGTTCAAAAGTTAAAGATGAAGTAGATTTTTACGAAGCAGCAAAAGCCGCTGCGATTATTGGCACATTACAGGCAGGCTTTACTGATGTAGGATATTTAGAAGACACAAGTAAAAATATCTTAGAACGAGAGGCATTAATTGGTGTTTCCATGACCGGTATTATGGAACAGCATGAAATTTGCTTATCACCAAGACTTCAAAAAGAAGCTGCTAAAATAGTTAAAAAAATAAATAAAGAAATAGCAGCAAAAATTGGTATAAACCAAGCGGCCCGGTGTACTTGTGTTAAACCTGAAGGAACAGCCAGTTGTATTCTTGGTACATCAAGTGGTATCCACCCACATCACGCAAAGCGTTATATTCGTCGCGTTCAAGCTAATAAAATGGAAGAGATATATAAGTATTTCCAATCCGTTAATCCACGCGCCTGTGAAGAATCGGTATGGTCCGCTAATGATACAGACGATGTTATTTCCTTTTGTATTGAAGTTCCAGATGGATCAAAAACTAAAAATCAAATTAGCGCAATTGATCTATTAGAGTCTGTAAAATCAACACAGCAGAATTGGGTCATTAATGGGACAAATAAGACATTATGTACACAGCCGTGGCTGGTTCATAATGTTAGCAATACAATTAATGTAACTGCTGATGAGTGGGAAAAAGTAGAAGAATTTATCTATAATAACAGAAAATGGTTCTGTGGAATTTCTCTTTTACCAGTCACTGGAGATAAAGATTATCCACAAGCGCCATTTACCGCTATTTATCTACCAAGCAAGATAATTTCTAATTATGGTGATGGCGCAATGTTTGTTAGTGGTCTAATTGAAGGCGCACTACAATTATGGGAAGATAATCTATGGGCAGCTTGTGACTCACTTTTAGGAATTGGCACTAGACCTAAAGGCGGTGCTAAACAAGAATGGATCGCTAGATGTGAAAAATTTGCTGGTAAATATTTTCAGGATATTAAATCTTTAACATATTGTATGAAAGATGTTTATAACTATAAATTATGGACTGAACTAAATAAAGAATATGTTGATGTAGATTTTAAGAATGTTATTGAACAAGAAGATAAGACTAATTTTGAGGGCGATAGCGCTTGTTCCGGCGGTGCTTGTGAAATTACTAAATTATAATATGTAATATTTATGATAAAAGTATATTTAATTAATTTATTCAGGAAGATTTTAAAAAATAAGTTTATGGATCTTGCAATTTCTTATTGGAAAAACAAAGGATGTAGACCCGTGTGGATTCCACCAGATACCAAACCGGATGAAATTAAAGTTAAAAGATTAACAAACACTGCTATTATTCCAACAAAGAATAATAAAACAGATGCTGGTTATGATCTTTATGCTGATGAAGATGCCGTACTATATCCAGAAGAAACGGTACTAATTAGTACAGGCATTTCGTTTGCTATCCCGAAAGGCTATGCTGGATTAATTTGGGATAGATCTGGCATGGGTGTTAAAGGTCTACATAGACACGCTGGTGTTGTAGATTCTGACTATCGTGGTGAAGTAAAAGTTGCAATATCCAATAGTCTGTCTCGTGACTTTAGACAGGAAAATGTATACTTCATCACAAAGGGCGATAGGATTGCCCAGATTATCTTTCAAGAAGTTCCACATTTTGATCTAGTAGAAGTATCATCATTAGACGATACTGATCGTGGAGAAAAAGGATGGGGGTCTAGCGGAAAATGATACCTTCCTTTTAAAAGAGAAAAATAATGGCAAGAAGAAAAGCGGCAGTAGAAAAACAAAAGGTACAATACGATAAATTTCCAAAATCCTTAGTGGCTAGAACAAAAAATCAAAAAGACTATATTTTATCAATAGTTGAAAATGACATCACATTTTGTTTTGGTCCTTCTGGAACAGGAAAAAGTTTTATTGCTGCTGGTATTACTTCAGAACATTTGATCCATAAAAAAACATCCCAGATAATTGTAACAAGACCATTGGTTTGTGCTGGAAAAAATCTTGGTGCTGTTCCAGGTGAGGTTGGCGATAAAGTAAAACCATATCTTAAACCTATGGAAGAAAATCTGAGATTCTTTTTAGGAACAGAAAGATTAAATAGATTAATTGATCAAGAAATTATTAGATTTGAGCCTCTCGAATTAATGAGAGGCGCTAGTTTTCATGATGCATATATGATATTAGATGAAGCGCAAAATTGCACATTAGATCAAATCAAGATGTTTATCACTAGAATTGGTCAAAATAGTAAAGTTATTATTAATGGTGATGTACAACAGACAGATCTAAAAGATGGTTCTGGATTAAAAATATGTGTTAATAAATTGAGAGAAATTGATGGTGTTGGTATATGTGAGTTTAATCATTCTGATATACAAAGAAACAATATCATTAAATCTATACTAATGGCACTGGAAAATGAATAAAATATATTTTCTAAGAGATACAAATGATGAGCCTTTAAAAATGTACAATAAGACATGGTGCTATAAAACTTTAGGAAATGCAAAATCAGCGGCAAAATTCCATGTAAAATCCAAGAACAAGAGACTTCCGAAGGACCAGAAGATGAAGTTCGAGGATATAATAATAGTAGAATGCGACATCGTAGAAAAAAATCGGCACCCGCTATAAGGATAAAAAATGCCAACATATGATTATGGATGTAATCAGTGCGGCTTCTTATGGCAAGATGTCGTACAAAATATAAATGACCCACCAAAGAAAAAATGTCCTAGATGTGCAAAACATACTTTGGAAAGAGTAATTTATGGTGGTGCTCATGCTTTTATTAGGGGTGAGGCTACAACACTTGGACAATTGGCCGAACAAAACTCTAAAAAACTTGGTAAATACGGGGTAGAAGAAAAAGAAGCAAAAAAGAACGAGCAAGTAAAAGAAGGATTAAAACAGCATAAGGAAGAAATAAAACAAATCGGTAAAATGTCAGAAGTACAAAAGCAGAGGTTTATTGATAATGGATGATTTTTTTCGCCCAATCACCTACGATGAAGTTTACTTTAATGATGCAGGAAAAGAGTGCATAGATGGAGAGCACTCTTTTGCTAAAATGATCACTAAAACATCTGAACAAATAGATGCATTAAGTTATCATATTCTATGTAAAGTCAATACTATTGTAGACCCGTGGGGTGAAGATTTCTCCAGAAGAAAAATTAGAGAATATACTTTTAAGAAAGTAACAAAAGACTCTTTTGAAGCATACATAAAATATCTAAAAACAAAAGAGCGAAGATATCTAACGATTGCTAGGAGACATCAATATGGCTAAGAAAAAAGCAGCATCTGATAATAGTAGATATAGAATGACTAAATTACAGAAGTTCTATATTGATCATCATTTAGAAACAGATGCAAAAAGTTTAGCAATTGAACTTGGTATACCAGAGGCGGTTATTGATAGATATCAAAAGAAGGTAATTAGAGAGCAGAAAAAAGTAGAAGAAGAGGAGGCGGCTGGGCAAAGACCAAGAACAGATGATTTTATGATGAAAAATAAAGACCGTGGTGCAGTTGCTATGACACAAGCTGCGTCACAACAAGGTGATGAAACACGAAGTGCAGGTTTGAAAAGTAAGTATTACAACAATGCCATCAAAAAAATACGATAGCAATTTTGGTGCTTTTCCATCTAAATCAGATGAAGAAGCAAAAATCACCGACCAGAATAGATTGTGTGAAAAGATATTTCAAAAACGAGCAGAAAAAAATAATGAAGGCGCATTGCCGGATAATTTCTGGAATATGCCAAAATACAAAGGCTCGTATACTGGTGAAGTTGTTGCCGTAAGTAGATTGATGAAAAAATATTCTATGCTCGCTATAAGCAAAGCGATAGATTCACCAGAAGCAAAGTATGTGCTATCATACAGAAATAAAAAATTGATACCTATTATTGAAAAATATCAAAAGCAAATTGATGAAGAGGAAAAAACGACGGAATTTGTAGAATCCAAGAAAGAGGATATTAAGGAAACTCGTAAACCATTAGGTAAGAAAAACCTATGGAGTCAATTAGAATAATCGTTAGAGGTAATTATGTCGAAAGAAAAAGAAGCCCAATTAAAAAAACTTAGAAAAGATATGGGCGAGTGTGTTATTAAGGCAAGTGATATTTTAGCAGAAAAGAATGAATTAAAGACTTTATCTTGTTCGCCAGCATTAGATCACAGCCTAAACGGTGGGATACAAGAAGGGTCTTGGTCTATTATTACCGGGGCACCAAAAACAGGTAAAACCAGTACTGTTTTGCAAATCTGTGCAAATGCACAAAAAGACGGTAGAAAAGTTATTTATTTTGATGGTGAAGGCCGTATTAAGAAATATAACTTATTAGGTATTGACGGGCTAGATCTTGAAAGTATGGAAATGGTCAGAGCACCAGAGGGTAAAATCCTCAGTGCAGAAGAAGCATTGACAATACTTGAAACACTTATTCAACATCCCGATAATAAAGGTGCTGTTGTTGTAGTAGATTCAATATCCAGTTTAATACCGCAGAGAGATATTGAAACTATGGTTGATGGTGAGAGGAGACCGGGACTACCAAAAATCCTTAGTGATTTTATGCGTAGAATGGGGCAGGTTATACCCCGTACTAAAACAATGGTCTTTATGATAAGACATCTTATCACCAACACTAGTGGTTATGGCAAAAAGTTTGTTGCAGATGGTGGTGTTAAAATACAGTATCAGGCTGATACATTGGTTCAAGTAAGGATGAGTGAAGACTGGGTTGTTGATGGCCAAAAAATTGGTCAGAAAATAACTTGGGATATTCAAACATCATCGCTTGGTGCTAGTGGTAGACAGGCTGTTAGTTATTTTAGGTATAATAAAGGTATTGATAAAATACAGGAAATTATTGAACTGGCAGAATCTTTTGATGTTGTAGATAAAGCAGGTGCTTGGTATTCTCTACCATTCATGGAAAGGCATGACCCCGAGTATACTGATAAAAAGTATAAGTTTCAGGGTGTAGCAAACTTATATAAGTTTCTTGATGAAAATGAATCTGTTATGCAAAAACTAGAAGAAGAAATGAAGGTATTTCTAGAGTGAAAGTAACTGGATTTGATGGTAGAGAACACACTCTATCTTTCAAAAAACACAGATATAAATCACGAAGAACGAAGCATAAATCTTCACTTCATTTAAAAGCCAGAGAGTTGATTTCCTCAGTGCTGCCATATGAAACAGTATATGAGGAAGTCACTCTCCCCGGCTCAAAAACAAATACAACAGGTCTGCTATATGCAGATTTTTTTCTACCAAATAAATTAGCAATAATTGAAGTACATGGTCAACAGCACTATGAGTATTCATCCTTCTTTTACAAGACCCAAGCGGATTTTTTAAAGTCAAAAAGAAGAGATAAAAAGAAAAAAGAATGGTGTGAATTAAACGACATTACTTTGATTATTTTGCCCTATAATCAAGAAGAAGCATGGAAAACTTCGATAAAAGAATTACTATAAATGAAGAAGATAAGGTAATTCTATCAGATATAGAAAAGATAATTAATCAATATGAGATGGAACACCATCTGGATTTAATTAAAACAAATCCAAAGTTGGTAGAATCATTAAACATATCCAGAGAATTGCTTGCGGAAATGTCTTCGGAAGATGTGCTACATCATGCATATGTAATTGCAGGACATATCAATAAATTATCTTCCGAGTGTAACAGACAAAAATGCGCACTACAACATATACAAAATGCCTACAATGACGGCATGTCACAATATTTAGCAACTATGGAATTTCCGGAGTATACAAAAAATGAAGTAAAAGAACAAATGGTATGTATGAAACATAAAGTAGTATACAAACTGCGTGAGCTAATGAGAAAAATACAAAGCTGTGTCCAATTACACCAAGATGATTGTCAGTCATTAAGAAGAATGCATGATGATCTAAATCAAATAGCGAGAGGCAAATGAGAATTGTAGATGCTGTTAATAAACTAAAGTCTGGTATTGAAAATGGTAATTTAAACGAGGTAGAAGAAGCATATACTCTACTTACTGGTGAAAAAGTTACATTTCCAGGTCCAGCGTCGTTTAAATTAAAAGATATTATATCGCCAGAAATTACTGAGGCTGAGAAAGTATCTATAGGGCATAGTGTATCAGAACCCGAACCAGATTTTACAATGAACAAAAATAAAACTGAAAGTACTAAAAAAGAGTTTATAAATAAATTTGATCCCGGACTTGACACAGATGAAGAAGATGGCTATGATGCGATAAATGACAATACTAAGCCAGTAGAAAGAAAAAGAAAACCACATCAAGACGTTTCAGTTTTCTGTCAAGATTGTCAAAAAACAATTACAGTAAATCCACAATTTAAAAGAGAGCCATATTTCTGTGAATTCATCAAACTTGGACAGAAATGCCCTTACTAAATTAAACAACCCGGCATCAGAAAAGGGCGTGCTCGCTGGGTTAATCAGGCATGGTAAGGATGCTTATCTTGATGTTTCTTCCTTAATAGAAGAAGACACATTTACAATAGATGAAAATAAGGTCATTTATAAATGTCTTATAAAATTATTTGAAACATCTGACCATGTTGATCTTAGTTCAATAATATCAGCCTCACAGCAATTAAGTCTATACGAATATTTAGAAAAAGGTGATAGGCTAAAGCAGCTAAATCACCTTATGCACTATGAAATACATATAGACAATATAAGAAAACATGCTCAAAAATTAAGAAAACTACAATTAACAAGATCTCTTCAGAATGAATTAAAATCTATATACCTAAAACTTAATGATATAGATGGTGATGAAAGTATCAATGAAATCACATCAATACCAGAAACAGATCTTCAAAAGATTACGCTTAAATATCTTAGAGAAGATAATAGTTCTACAAAATTAATTGGGGAAAACATTGATAATTACTTACAGCTTATCATATCCAATCAGGAAAAAGAGCCGGGAATTAGTACTGGATATCCAATTTTTGATACGGCAATTGGTGGTGGATTAAGAAGAGGGGCAGTAGATCTAATAGGCGCTAGAGCTAAAGCCGGTAAAAGCACCCTAGCTGACAATGTAGCATTAGATATTACAAAAAGAGGAATTCCGGTATTAGTCCTTGATACAGAAATGGGTCAGGAAGATCACTGGAACAGATTACTTGCAAATATATCTGGAATACCAATTAATGATATTGCTAGTAGTAAATTTAATAAAGATCCAGAACAAGTAAAGAAAATAGAAGAAGCATCAGAAATATTAAAAGAGATACCATATCATTACATAAGTGTTGCTGGTAGACCATTTGATGAAATATTAGGGATTACAAGAAGATGGCTGTTTAAAGAAGTTAAGTACAATAATGAAGGTCGTATGAATGAATGCTTGGTTATATACGACTATATGAAACTAATGACATCCGATAGTATAAGTGGAAACATTGCAGAATATCAAGCACTTGGTTTTCAAATTACACAATTAGTTAATTTTTGTGTTGAATATGATATACCGTGTTTATCATTTGTACAATTAAATAGAGATGGTATTACAAAAGAAACTGAAGATGCTATTTCTGGATCAGACAGACTTATCTGGTTATGTACATCGTTTTCAATTTTTAAAGCAAGAACAGAAGAAGAGATTAATGAAGAAAATGTTGGAAGACATGCCAATAGAAGATTAGTACCTATTGTTTCCAGACATGGACCTGGTAGTCCTGGTAAGGGTGGAATTTATATGAATATGCGCGGCGAATTAGCAAAATTAGAAGAGATTGGTACAAAAAGAGATGCTGAAAAACAGGCAAGAATTAATAATGAAGGATTTGAACGAGAAGGAGATAGTGAAGATAGCGACGATTCAGAATATGGAGAAGGTACTTGATAGTTTGGATGTTGATACATATGAATTAAATGGAAGGTTAACCGGCCCATGTCCTGTACATGGCGGTGATAATACTATGGCATTTAATGTATGTATTGATCAAGATTCTGATTGGTATGGTGCTTGGTTTTGTAACACTCGCAGATGTGAAAAAACATATGGTACAGATGTTTTTGCTTTAATCCAGGGAATTTTGAGTAGAAAAATGAATAAAGAAGCTAACTTCAAAGATGTAATGGATTATGTTAGACCTATAATTTCACTTGACAATGTTGTTCTAAAAGATAGATCATTTGATAAACTCGCTAAAATTTTTCAGAAGAGAGAAGTCACTTCTGAAATATGTAACAGGTCGCTGGTTCAGAAAGAACTGGAAATACCATGTCCGTATTTTACCAGTCGAGGTTTTTCAAAAGATATATTGAATAAATTTTCTATAGGTCTTTGTAAGAATCCAAATAAGCCAATGTATAATAGGAGTATATTTCCTATTTTTGATGTAAACAATAATGACTCTGTTGTAGGTTTAGCCGGTAGAACAATTGATCCTAAAGAAAAAATTAAGTGGAAATTTAATTCTGGTTTTTCTTCTGGTAATCACTTGTTTGGTTATAATAGAGCGGTTGATACAATCAGAAGAACTAATTCCGTGGTGCTTGTTGAGGGCCAGGGCGATGTTCTTAGAATGCATGAGGCTGGTGTCACCAATACTGTTGGTATATTTGGTTGTAATTTATCCGATCCCCAATCAATTCTATTAGAAAATGCATCTGTTCTTAATATCATTTTGATGCTTGATAATGATAAGGCTGGCAGAAATGCGCAGGAAAAAATCTTCAATACCTATAAAACAATGTTTAACTTTATTGAAGTAAAGTACGATACAAAAGATCCCGGTGAATTAAGTATTGATCAAATTCAACAAACCATAGTTCCACAAATAGAGAAATATATCTAATGGGAAATATAATAGCATTTGCTGGCGCAAAACAATCCGGTAAAACCACATCGTTGAATTACCTGCATGGGTATGAAATGCTTGGTTGTGGTTTTATCAAAAGGTTTTTTGTAGATGAAAATGGTAGACTGGTTGTCAATGCCGTTTATCTTGATGGTAATGATAGAGAATTTGAATCTATGGGCGTATTTGATGTATTTCAGGATACACAGGCATTTGCAGATTATGCTTCAAATACATTCTGGCCATTTATTAAGGGTTATAATTTTGCAGACCCATTAAAAAGAATGGCGATGGTAATGTTTGGTTTAACACGAGAGCAATGTTATGGAACCGACGAGCAGAAAAATAGCCTGACGGATATTAGATGGGAAAATATACCAGGGGTTATCACCCCTAAAGATATCGAATATATGGAACATGACAATAAAGTGTTGGCCCCATATAATATTAAAGATCTTCGTTTGACTTTTCATGACGAAGGAATGATGACAGCCCGCGAGTTTATGCAGGTTTTTGGCACCAATATAATGAGAAAGATTAAAGATAATGTTTGGGTAGATTTGTGTATAAATCAAATAAAACAAGATAATCCAAATCTGGCATTAATTGGCGATTGTCGTTTTAAGAATGAGATAGATGCGGTTCATGCTGCCGGTGGTAAAGTTATTTACTTTACTAGAAATTCAGAATCATCAGGTGGTCATGAAAGTGAACAAGCAGCAAAATATATAGATGATTATGATTTTGTATTAGATAATAAAAATATGTCTATTGATGAACAGAACCAAGCAATACTTGAGAAAGTACAGGTATGGGGTATGTTACCCAAATATAATTCTGGAGAATAGTATGCTGGTATGTTATCACCGTAGTTCTTCTTTAGGTCAATTAGAGTTCTGTGAGCAGAAATACTTCTTGCAGTACAATCTATCATTGCGTGATAAAACCAATAAGAAAGCACTTCTTGGTACGGTTGTGCATCGCGCATTGCAGTTATTGGCCGATAAGAAACTTGCTCAAAAAAATAAGATAGGAAAAGTTATCAATGATGATATACCAAATCTATCTTATGCTAAATGTGATGATATACCATATATAACAGAACTCTGTTTTGATTATTATGCTCAACATGAACCAGATGTAGAACTTACAAAAGGGGATTTGAGAACATGTATCAAATGGGTCAATAAGGCTCTGGAATACAATGGTGGCGAATTAGATCCCAGAAATCAAAATGTTCATGCTACAGAATTATTTTTTGATATTGAGATAAAGAAACCCTGGGCAAAATACCGATATGAAGTAGATGGAGAAGTTCTAGAGGGATATCTGTCAATAAAAGGCACTGTAGATTTAATTATACAAGAAGATGAAAATTATTTTCAGGTATTAGATTACAAAACTGGTAAAAGAATAGATTGGGCGACTGGTGAAGTAAAAACTCCAGAAAAATTACAAAAGGACACTCAACTCTTATTGTATTATTATGCCCTACGAAATATGTATCCAGATAAAGAATTTTTTGTAAGCATATATTACATTAATGATTCTGTTATTGATGGTCAAGATGTATCTGGTGGTTTATTTAGTATGGTATTTGATGATGATGATTATGAAAAAGCAGAAAACATACTAAGACAAAAATTTGAATATATAAGATCAGTTGAAAGACCACGACTTCTCTCTCCAGAAAACACGCATTGGAAATGCAAGTATCTTTGTAAATTTTCTGAAGAATGGGGAGATAGCGGAAAATCAACTTGCCATTTCTTCCGGGATATGGTAGCATCTGAAGGAATTGTCAAAACTATTGCTGAATATGGCAATGTGGGTAAGATAGCAAAGTACGGTGATGGTGGTGGGAGATTAGCCGAGGATAGAAAATGAGCGTATGGTTTATTTTAGTTGCATCATTATGTTATCTTATAACTGCTCTTGAAAATTTAAAACAAAAAGATTATCCACATTGTATGATGTGGTTTTCTTATTTTTTAGCAAATTGTGCCCTAATTTGGTATGAACTTGTAAAGGTAAAATAAATGTGGTTCCCCGCTAGAATTCATTCTCATTATTCGCTTTTGCAGTCAACATTAAAACCAAAACAAATTGCCGAAATTTGTAAAGAACTAGGATATACAACTGCTGGACTTACGGATTTTGCATCTGTTTCTGGTGCTGTTAAGTTTGTTCAGGCATGTGAAGATAATGGTATTAAACCAATTCTTGGATGTGAAATACCACTTATCTCATCAGATAATGCCACCATTACACTACTATGTAAAAATAAAGAGGGTTGGACAAAATTACTTGAGATAGTTTCTACCTGTAATAATGCAGAGAATTTTAAAAAACATCCGGCAATTAATATAACAGAACTATTTGATATCATAGATGATAACTTTATCTGTATTGATGGTTATGTTGGGAGCGCACTTTTTAATGAGATGATAGAAGATGATCGCTGTATTTATACTTGTTCAGAGTATGATATAGCTGGTCAATGCCTCAAAAGAAGATATGCGGAACCCGCCATTGTACACATTTCAAAGTTTCTAGAAAAATTTGGTGATGATTATTATCTTGAAATAAATAGAATAGATTCTGATAGTTTTGTAGCATCAAAACTTATATCAAATTGTATTATACAAATTTCAAAGGATATTGGATTTAAAAATATAGTTGCCGGTGCGAATATTTGTTATGGCAAAATGGCAGATTCTAAAGACCACAGGGTTCTACTGTGTTCTAAAATGAAAACTACTTTAAATAAGGTTGCTAAAGATCTTGAAAAAGAAAACAACTTCAAATATGTTAGATATTTTAGGTCTAATCAATACTTCATACCTGACCAGAGTAGCACAGATATATACCAAAAGCAATACATTGATAAAGTTGACGAGATTAACAAGAAGTGCGAGAATTACACAATCTTATCTGCGCCACTTCTACCACAAGTAAAAACAGATAATCAATCGCAAATAGAAGAACTTAAAGAATTGTGTCGCATTGGTTGGACTAATATTCTAAAACCTTCTGGTAAAGTAAAGAATTCAGAAGATATAGAGATTTACAAAGATAGAATATTACAAGAGTTGGAAGTTATTAAAGATGCCGACCTTTCTGGCTATTTCCTAATTGTTGCCGACTATGTAAATGAATTCCGAAAAAGAGGTGTTCTTGTTGGTCCTGGGCGCGGCAGCGCAGCAGGTTGCCTAATTTCCTATTTAATAGGCATTACATTAATTGATCCAATAGAATATAATTTATTATTTTCAAGATTTTTCAATTCTGCAAGAAAAGGTTCTTTACCAGATATTGATGTTGACTTTCCTCCTGACCAACGAGAAAATGTCATATCATATCTTAAAGAAAAATATGGTCATGACCGAGTATGTCAGATGCTGACTTTTGGTAGATTGCAGGGACGATCAGCACTGAAAGAAGTGCTTCGTGTAAATGAGAGTTGTGGTTTTGATCAAATGAATGAAATCACAAATAAGATTCCACAAGAAGCTGCAATTTCTGATAAGTTAGAAGAAATGGATGAGCCGTCTGTTATACGATGGGCACTAGAAAATGATGCCGACTCTCTAAGAGAATACTGCTGGGAAGAAGATGGCGAATTAAGAGGTGATTTTGCTAGAGATTTTGCCCAGGCATTAAGAATTGAAGGCACATTTAAAACTCAAGGAAAACATGCCGCAGGTGTTGTTGTATCATCTATAGATCTAAATAAACTATGCCCGATGGTAAAAGAAACTCGTGGTAATGAAAAAATCGCGGGGATGGAAATGGGTGATCTTGAGGCTATTGGTGCTGTCAAGTTTGATATCCTCGGCGTTAATTTATTAAAGAAAATACATGAAACTTGTGTGGGCGACTAAGTTCAGTCTGTCATTTGGTTTAATCCAGATTCAAGCCATCACTTAGTCGCCCCCATTTTCTTACAAAGGATTATTATGAATTATAAAGATTACATTGTTTTTGACTTTGAAACTACCAGTAAATATCCAGATTCTACACAGCCGGTACAAATTGCTGCTGTAGCAATTCATGGTAGAAAACTGGAAGTAATTCCAAATTCAGAATTTCAATCATTAATTCAACCAATTTTTGATGAAAAAGACTGCGCAAAGTTTGGTGTTGATCCATTAGAAGATGGTGCTGTTGCTGTTCACGGTAAAACAGAAGCAATCCTTAAAAAAGCGCCATCATTAAAATCAGTATGGTCTAATTTTACAGATTATGTAAATGAGTATAATTTTAAAAAGACCGCGTGGTATGCACCAATTGCTGTTGGTCATAATATTCGCGGTTTTGATATGCCTATAGTACAAAGAATCTGCTGTAATGAACCGTGGGGTTATGGACCAAAAGATAAAGATGGTAGAAGACAAACATTATTTAATCCAATAAATATAGTAGATACAATGGATTTAATGTTTTGCTGTTTTGAGAACAATAAAGAAGTAAACTCATTATCTAATGATAATTTAGTAAGAGGCTACATGGGTTATTCAAAAGGTCAAGCCCACGATGCTATGAGTGATGTTTTAATGACAGCGGAATTATTCTGTAGAACAATGAAAATGTTCAGGCAATTTGTTTATAAAAGAAAATTTAAGGATGCATTCGTATAATGGAAATTCCACAATTATTTAAAGAAACACGTTATGGTATGCCTCCGGCGGATCAAATTCTGCCAAATAGAAATTACCTAATTGGATATTCCTATCTTTTCCGTCAGCCTAGATGGGCTATGCAGGTAATTGATGGTGAGGCTCAGGATGTGGCTGTAGACCGCGAGGATTGCTTCAGGCCGGATCTTCGTATCCCGGAGATGTTCAGGTCTACTCTGGCAGATTATCGCGGCTCTGGCTATGATAGAGGGCATCTCGTACCTTCTGCTGATAGAAACTCAAATCGACTAGAAAATAGCGAAACTTTTCTGATGTCAAATATGGCACCGCAGCATCCAGATTTAAATCGTAAAATCTGGAGAATGTTGGAAGATAAAGTTAGAACAATTGCTATTAAAGAAGAAATAGTAGAGGTTTATGCTATTAGCGGACCAGTATTTGATATTGGTCAACCATTTAGTAAAATTGGTGATGATGTTATTGTTCCACATGAATTTTTTAAATCTGT